TGCCTTCTATGTCAAAGTCTAAAACTTCTTTTACTGCTTTCCATGGTTTTTTATTATATTCAAAAAGATTTCCCATTTCTTTTTGTTTTTTTCTCGGATCATAGTGAGTTGTTTCTGGAAATGCTATTGGAAGACCGTGTTTTGCAAATATTCCGAAGTATCTATCTCTGGATGTGTATGCGCCAAAGTCGGCTGCATTTAGCATTTTCCAATTGTAATTATATCCCATGTGCTGCACAGTACGCACCCAATACATATAGTCGCATCCTTTATGCATATCTACTGGACGTCCGTTATTATCTAATTTTCCCCAAGACATAAACTCTCTGACATTTTCAATATATAAGTAGTCCGGGTTCAAATGCTCCAGGTACATCATTAAATCCCAAGCCAATGTGCGACTATCTCCGTCACGTGGTAAGCCGCCTTTTGCTTTACTGTAATTTGTACATTCAAGAGAAGCCCAAATATTGATGTAGCAATCCGGTTCTGCGAGTTTTAATTTATCAACCAAAACCTTTAAATGTTCAACTACTTTAAAATCACGAATATCTTCCGTAAAATGTAAAGTTTTTGGATGATTTGCTTTGTGTGATGCTATTGCTTTTGCATCGTGATTAACACAAGCTACAACATCTAATCCTGCCAAATGGATTCCGGTAGAAGTTCCACCAGCTCCGGCAAACAAATCTATCCAGTAAATTTTTGGAGTTTCCATTTTATAAATTATTTATATTAATTTGCTTTGCATTTCAGTCAATTCGACTTTTAACCTTTCAACTTTTAGTTCTGCATTCTTTAAACTCAATAAACCATTTTTATATGCTTCATCGTGTTCAATAGGAAATATTTCATTATAATCTTTCTTATAATCTTCAAGCCTAATTATGAATGCAGCAATCTTATTTGTGTATTCAGTTATTTTGGCTTTTTTTGCTTTGATTTTATTTTTTAATGATTTTAAAATATCATCTGGAGTTTCAGGAGTATATGTACCCCAAAATATTTCAACAAAACCTTTTGGATGATTAACTTTTTCGAGTGCTGCTCTATACTCAAAATACCATCTGTATTTGCTAAATAAATTAACATTTAAGCCATTCCAAAATAATGTTTTATCTAAAATAGAGCGTTGTTTATAATATACTTCTATTTTAAAATAATACAAATCATCAAAAGCTGTAATTGTTTCCATAATCTATTTAAAATTAGCTTTGATTAAATTGTTTTGATACCATCCGTATAACTTTGAAAGTCCTTCCAGAAGCTTATTCAGTAATAATACAAAAAACTCGCTTTTAAGCGATCCTTTATAAATTTGGATATATTCTATCAAGTCTTCTATTTTTTTTAAGATAGCCTTGATTATATCGTTTTCTGACATATCTTTTACATCATCCGAACTATTAAGTTTGTTATCAGATAAAAACTTAATGCGTTCATCTAAAAGTGCTAATATTTTATTATTGGATTCTAAAAATAATTCCTTTAATTCCATTCTTTCTGTTTCTTCTAAATCGTTAAATTCATCAAATGTACTTATGTTGTATAACAATAAGTATTTTTTTTGCATGAGATCATCAAGTTTAGCTATTCTAAGAAACTCAACTATCTCACCAAATTTTTGACGATTATAACTTTTTAATATGTTAAATGAATTTGTCATACATTATAATCCAGTACTTCCATATCCACCGGTTCCTCTTTCTGTTTCAGATAATTCTAATACAGGTATAAAGTTTATTTGTGGATATGGCATAATTATTAATTGCGCTGCTCTATCTCCAATTCTATAAATAGAATTTTCTTTGGTACCCAACATTACTGCTGTTATTTCTCCACGATAGCCACTATCGATTACTCCAACAGAATTACTTAATATCTGTCTTTGTTTATAAATGCTACTTCGAGGAAAAACTAATCCAACATATCCTTTTGGTATTTCAATAGCAATACCAAATTTATATTGAATATGTTCATTGTCAATTTGATTCATTTCTACTACGGTTAAATCCATTCCGGCATCACCATTTTTAGAATAAGCTGGAATTACGCTATCTTTAGATAACTTTTTTATTTTTACGTCCATTTTAAAAAAAGTTTTTTTTTGTTTTTAATTTATTATTATATGCTCTATTGTGTTTTTCATCTGCCAATTCTTTATGGTTTTCTGGATATTCTAATATTTCACATTTAGGATATACATTTCTTCCTTTTCTTCTTATTTTAGAACCAATTAAAATATCACTATCATCAGATTCTTCAACTAATATTGTAAATGTATGCTGACCTTTTAAAGAACCATAACTATCTTTAATTATTGTTCCAATTATAGTTCTATCGTGAGAATATGAAGCATTTGGATAATTACCAATAAATACAGCTTCTTTGAATTTTATTTTACAATTAACTGTTAAATCCATTTTAATTATTATTTGTAATTTGATTAATGTACATAAACATATCAGAATACTTTGTTTTAAGATATTCTTCATTACCTGTTCTTGTCTTTAATAACATCCAGTTCTCGCAAAATTTATCAATGCCTTCTATTTGTCCATGTTTTTTGATATACTCATACATTGCTAAATTTATATAATCATCTTCATTTACTGCAGCATCTAATATTTTGGTAGCCATTACATGACCAATTCCTTGTATTCCGGTTATGTTATCAGTAACATCACCAACAAGTAATTGATATGCCAAATTACGCTTTGCTTTATTTTGATCTACTAAATGATAATCTCCATTTTTAAAATTATAATGAAGCCCGGGAATTTGTTGCAAATCTTTATCATCAGAAATAATAAAAGTATTTTTATTGCAAACCATGGATATCAAATCATCGGCTTCAATATCATCATATTTGAAAACAATTCCATATTTTCTGAATGCGTTAGGTATAGCTGCTAAATCTTGCATCTTACCATCATACATATAAGGATCAACTTTATCAGTTCTATTGCCTTTATATTTTTTAGTAAATCCAATTTTATCTCTGAAAGTATTTTCAGATTTACCGGAAAAGAAAAATACTAAATATTTAAATTTAATAGAATTATTTATTTCGTTTATGATGCTATCAAGAGCTTCATCTACGGTTAATTGTTCACCAGTATCTTGTATGTTCTTATAGATACGATAAGTAATTATGTATTTATACTTATCGGCATCAATAAGAGCTACCATATCAGAAGTATTATATACTTCTTGTGAGTTTGATGATGTTGGTTTAAATGGTTTAATTTCCATAATTATTAATGTTTATTATTTATTATTTAACTTATAAACGAACCTGTACTTCGTTTACAGAGATGTTATGTGCCATTTTAAGAGCCGACACTGAAAATGATACGCCTTACAACTCCATCTGAATTTATTTTATCAGATTGTGCCATCACAATGCGTTCAGTATATCCTTGCTTGCTTTCATTCCATACCCATTTCTGTCTGTTGCCATCATAGTCATACAATATTCCTTCTATTTCACAAATTTTAGTACAATCATCTATTTTTGTACTCATTTGCATAACGTCACCACCAGCGACATAAAATTCGGTTTTTATCATTTCAATTAAGATTTGTGAAGAAAAAACGGCACATAACAGCACCTAACCAAAATTGGCGGTTTAGTGGTTATATCAACGTTTCTGCTTCGGTTTAACATTATTTTATATTCAAGTTTTGTGCTTCGTAATCGCCAACTTCGGTTAGCTGCAAAACGTTAGCGGTAATGTAAAAGATACCGCCTAAACTATTCGTATTTAATAAATAATTCATTTACTTTTTCTTCTAATTCGTTTAAAAAAGTAGTGTTTAGAATTTGTTTTAATCTATCTTTTTCAAATTTTTCATTACCATTCCAAAAAGAAATTGAAACGCTTTCTTTTGAGTTTATATAACTGATTTTATCAAACCAAAAATTAAACTGAACATTTTTTTTAGGAAATTTTAAATGATAAGATAGATTGAAGTTGTTATCTATTTGTCTCCAAAATTCATAGTTAACAATTTTAATTCCGTCATTATAGCTTTCACTTGCATTTGGAAATTTAGACATAAACTCTCTAAATCTATTTTCAGTAAGCAATACACTACCGCTAACACTCGTTTGCACGCATTGCGGTTTTTGTGGTTCAATGATATTTTTATTTCGCATCATATTTATTTTTAAGTTGAAAATTTGTCGTTACGAACTCCGCAACGACGAGCAAGCGAGATAACGTTACCTGCAAGGCTACTCATCCGTTTCAAAATCACATTCCAATTCATCTAACAAAATGGGGTGAATACTATTTGCTTCAAATCCACTTTCATTTGCAGCATCATAAACCATCATTTCCCAATCCTCGACCAGTTTGTTAATCTTACGTTTGAAATTTTTAAACTGCTCTTCCGTAATAGGTTTGTCAGTTTCAAAGTCAAAATTTAGTGTTCCTGTAATTGTTGCCATTTTATTGTTGTTTAAAAATTAAGTTCCTACTGATAAACCGCCCAGCAGGTAACAGCGGTTTGGCAAAAGCTGCCAGAAAGTTTTGTGCGAAAATTCAAGTTCCCGTTAGGCAGCCTTCGCCAAGCCGCAAAACGTTAGGGTGCATTTAAGACACCCCAACCAATTCGCAACTTTTGAAAAATTCGTCCATTTCAGACTTATTCTCAAACTTTACTTTTAAACCTTCGACAATTCCTTCTTCGGTTCTGGGTTTTACGATTGTTAGCCAATGCCCGTCAGAACAATGACAAGTATCAATTCCGCAACCGCCATTGTCTTGGCTCATTACAATTTTCCCTTTTGTTTCAACTGCTCCAGCTTCATTTTCAAAAGTTCCGTCAGGTTTTACACCTTCCCATTTAAAAGACTCTATTTTCATTTTGATTTAAATAAAAACGCACCCTAACAAAGTATAACCAAAAGCGGGGCGACATTCGCAAATTGGTAATTTGTGCTGCTAATTAACTTTGTACCGAAGGATAAGGCAGCAGCACTTAATCCCCGCCTTCGGTTATACTCGACCGTTATGTGGCATTATAACAAATCAACCGAACTGCTTTCCAAAATCCGTGTTGTTTAATTAAATTATCCACATAGTGTCTATCTGGCGAGTGTCCTTCACTTCCGTATATATTATACAAATAAGATGGATAGCACTTTGAACGAAAAGAATAACGCCACATAACACGCAATATAAGTAACCAATGGTGTAGTGGTTTATTCAAGTTCTGTTTTTCAATTTTACGTTTCATATAATTTGATATTAAGTTTTTCAAAATCATTGGCTACTCATATTGCCATCCGTTATATGCCAGTTTAAGAAACGTACTGCGAACATATTGCAATTACTTTTTGACATTGTTCTACATCAAACATTCCTATATGACATAAATCACGTTCAATGTTCATCTGTTTACTTAGCCATAAATAAGCCTTATTCCTATTTCCTAAATTAGGTATAAACTCTTTCCAAATCTTATTTATCAATCCTGTTTTAGCTATTTGGTCAAAGTAATAATGAGCCTGTTTCTTTGCGTCCCTAAGTTCTTTATTTGCTAATCTCCCTAAGGCATTATCAGTTCCTTTATGTACACCAACGTAAGCATCACATGGCTTACAAATATAAATCATACCATAACTTTTACCATAAACAAATGAACTATCTATATACTCGGTTTTTGAGCCACAATAAGGGCAAATAAAACCGGCATATAACACACGGTCATCAGCAATATTTGCCGTGCTTTGTGGATTATTTTCTGCTAATTTTGTCATTTGTTTTTCAATTAATATTATTATTTAATTATTTCGAGTATAAACGAACCTGTACTTCGTTTACAGGGATGTTAGCGGAGATTGTTCTAATCACGTTTCAAAAGACGAAATAAAATTGTAAATTTCTTCAACTTTATCAATATCAATCTCGTTTTTAAATTCATAATTAAAAACTACTTTTTTATTACTTGATTTAATTTCTTTTGTAAATAAGTTTAAAGATAAACATCCTTTAATATACCAATTTCCTGCTTTATGATAACCAAGATTTTGTAATTTTTCAAATAATAACATTTTTCTGTTTTTTATTAATTAAACTTTGCGCAGCTCTTTTTGTTTTAGTAGTGGAGTTTGAACCTTTCCACAACCACATTGCATAATCAAAATCATTGTCAACTATCCAACTTATCAATTTGCCTTTATATTTTCCAAATTGTGCTTTTTGTTCTTCTGATTTCATAAAAAATTCCTTATTAACGACCCACAACCTCCGCTAACAGCAGTTACACAAGATTTGGGTTTTAGGTTTTCTGTATTCATTGTTTTGTACTTTTAAATATTAGTGATTAATCGAAGATTTAGGCTTACTTTTCCCAAACCTCGTGTAGCTGCGAACCGTTAGCCGCAAGCCTAAGAAACAACCTGCAACAAATCAGCATTCTCAAAAATATTTCCGACAACTTTGTTTAAGTTACCCAGACTATTCGCAAGCGACACAATACGAGTTTCATCATCAAAATAGCGACAATACCAAGCGGCTTCATCTTCATTCCAGTAAACAATTTGCAATGCCTTTGTGTCGCAATTTTCAATTATATCTCCTTCGTAAACTTCCGTTCCGTTTATCTGTGCATCTTCCCTGCCAGTAAATTGCATTACTTCTATTTCAGGATGTTCGTTGTCGTATGGCAAAATTGACCTGTAAACCATTTTTGACAATGCCTTGTCGTAAAATCTGAATTTAATTTGTCTGTTCATTTTTATTGTTGTTGTGAGAAAGGCCAGCGGCTAACAGCGGTTTTGCAATAGCCGCCTGACAGTTCTCGGTTAATAATTAAGTTCATTCTTTGGCGGCCATCGCAAAGCCGCCCAAACGTTAGCGGCAACCCTAAGAGTGCCACTCGGTAACATCGAACTCCGATGGAAGTAACCCAAGTTGTTTGCCATTTTCTAAAATAGCAGAAACAGCACCGTAGGAATTAACCCATACATAATACTCACCATCTTTTAAGGCTATGGTATCTTTTTCAATTCCTAAAATTGGTGCAAATTCCATTAAATCAGGTGTAACAGTTTTAGCCAATTTTACTTTTAAAGGAACTCTACCCCGAAAATTTGCAGGATATGCAGATCTGCCTTTTCTATCCGATTGCCATTTTAAAGCGGGAGAAGTAAGGGCAGCCGCTAACATCTGCTCATACGTAAGCGGGTTTTTAGTGGTAATTTCAAGTGTGTTCATATAATTTAAGTTATTAAAGTTTGACAAATTTGTATTTCAAAATCCCCGCCTACGCATAGCAGACGGGCGTTATGCTCCATGCCCTCCGACCCTCGTGTTCCAACTTTCAATACAAGTTTTAGCACACCATTCAGCATCGTGCCTTAATGTTGCATCTGTCCTTTCAACCCTACAATGCGAGCCAGTGCATTTAATTGTAACTTTTCTGCTTTTAGTAGATTTATTTCCTATAAATGTTATCTTAGGCTCGCATCCGCAAAATGGGCACGGGAGCATAACATCGGCTAAAAAAACATTGCCGTTATTGTCGCTATATTCAACTTTCTGCATCTTATTTAATTTTAGTTGTTAATGAAAATTTATCTTTATAAATCGGCAACGAACGCCAACCGTCAACGTTAGCGACAATTCTTAGCAACTGTAAGAACCCACTTTAGTTGTTCATCATCCAACCATCTGGGATATACTTGTCCAGCCTTTGTTTCTTTATAACTTTTATTGTATTCAGCGAAAAGTGCATCAATGAATTTTACATCATCAAAAGAACTGTCGCTAACAGCACCTATACCCAATTGGGCAGTTTCGTTGTTTTTTGAAGTTTCTTCCATTTTATTAAGTTTATTTGTTATTCAATGAATTGAATCTATTACCTCGCCATATACTGAATGAGGCAATCCATAAATCCAACCATCTGTACCCGCTATTTTTGCTCTAAATTTTATTTGTTTCATTTGTTTTGTTTTAAGTTGTTATTCGTTTATGTGTATGTTATGTGCAATAAATTTTACTACCCTATTGCATAACCAGAATTTTCTTGTTCCGAAACTTCCTTTGGTTTATTAATACCTACACAAGCCAATATCTTTTCAGCAGCATCCCTACTTTGCCAAAAATCAGGATGTGCAATTACCCTAATTTCATCATCCTCATAAATAGCACTTATCTGTTCAATTATCTTAATAATTTGCATACGCTTGTGTATGTATTTTTTTGTTTTTGTTTTTGTGTCCATTATTTCTATTTATTTAAAATTATACGATTCACTGTACGCGTTTTAAAATGAATTAAATCTTGTTCATACTCTCTTTTCATTCTTTCAATTTCCATTTTTTCAATAGGTGGTAAAATGAAATCAGAATTAGATTTAAATATCTTTACATCTTCCCATTTTTTATTGGGTGCTTTCGATTGAAATACAACTTGGTGAATATATTTATTCATTATAGTAAAGGCATTAATAATGTAAAATTTTCTGAATCATCAGAATTAATAATAATTGCACGATTACCATCGGTGATATTTATATTTACAATTTTAGAATCAATTGCTTTTATACAATTCAAAAATAATTCATGACTAAATGTTTTAGAAATGGCATCACCATTAAAAAGTATAAACGGACAATTTACTATTGCACTTTTTGCAAAATCAATATCTAAGCATGAAATATTTAATTCATTATAAATTTTTTCAAATAATACTTTTTTAGTATTTGGTAATGCCCATTTAATTCGATTTAATGAATTTATTAATTCATCTTTTTGTACCTTAATAACAGAAACAAACTCTTTAGGAATAACAGATTCATAATTTGGAAATTTACCATTTATAAGCCTTGAATAAATTACTGATTTATTTATCTCAAATTTTAAAGTTTGATTATTAAATGACATAATCAAATTATCTACTCCTGGTTCTATCAAATTAGTAATTGCAGGAATAGAAGATTTGGGCAATAGCACATTAAATTCTTTTTCTAAATCTAATTTAATTTTTGATAAAATTAAAACATGTCCATTAGTAGCCACAAATTTTAAATCCTTTTCTTTCGATTCTAAATAAACACCCATCATAGAAGCTCTTAATGGATCATTACCGGTAAACTTTTCTGATGATAAAAGAATATCAGAAAGAGTTTTTGCATCAATAACAGTTTGATTTTGAAAATCATCATTATTTAATCTTGGAAATAAATTCTCTGTCATAGTAGCTATTTCAAATGTACCTTTTGAATGCTTAAATACTATTACAAGATTATTCATGAAAACAGATATTTCTTCATTTTTCAATGTTGATAATCCTTTTTCCAATAATTCATAATTGATTAAAAAGGAAGCTGATTCTTCAGAATCAATATCTTTTGCAACATCGATATTTAATATGATATCAGTTTCTAAATCAGTTCTCCTAACTGACAAATCGTTTCCTTTTAAATCAAAATGAACACCATTTAGATAATCTAAAGTTGCGCTTAATTTAATTTTATTCGTTTTTTTAATTGCTTTTAAAAGCGACTCTGAATTTACTTTAAATAAATTTTTCATTTGTTGTTTGGTTTAAATTGCTATATAGCAGTTATACTTTGCTCTTGTTAAACTCGTGTATAACGATTGCAATCTCCTTTTGGGAGATATAGGTATCCTATCTGACAACATATCACTAAGATCAATATAAACATTCTTATAAGTACTTCCCTGAGATTTATAAGAAGTAATTGCAAATGATGGAGATATGTTTGCGAACTGTTGTTTGAAATCCCAATACTGTTTATACTTTTTATCAGAATAAAGAATCTCACAAGCTTGTCGATAATCAGCTTCACCATCTTCTGTTGGGATTGGAAATCTTTTTGTAGATCCATTATCATTTACATAAATCATATAAGATTTAATTTGATCAACATTAGTTATCATTACATCCTCTATGATATACTCTGATGAATTTTCAATCATTACATTATCATTCTCATTCATATAAGTATCATTAAAGAAAATTACTTCTCCTTTGATAATTTTAGTTTGAGGATTTTTGTAAATTAAATTTCTCAAAGTATTATTGTGAGCTGCAATAATATTGTTTCGATAACCAATAATCTTATTGTTTAATAAATCATTACTATAGTTTTCATTGTAGTGGAAATGAATCATATGTTTTGGAAGCACATGAATACCTACTCCATCTTTCAAATGTTCTTTATTTAAAAGAGCAATGATATTATTTAAATTGCAAGATCCTTGTATTTCTTTTGCAATTTCATTTGCAACAAAAACTATTGGATTATCAGCTTCTTGTCTTACAACCTCGGTTAATTCATGACTAAGATTTTCAGACAAATTCATATAAAATACAGGACTATCCAATCCTCTATCTACATTTGATACAATTGGTGGCAATTGGTTCTTATCGCCAACAAAAATAAATTTTGTAAATATGGATGTTTCCTTATAAAGAATATCAAGCATTTCTTGTGAAAACATTGAACATTCATCAATAATAAAACATTTATTATCATTTTTACAAAGAGCATTTGCAATCTTAAATGGATCAGGTTCAAAAATTCTTTTATCACCTACTATTTTTTCCTTATATCCATATGCTTTAGCAAATGTAGCTACAGAAGGAATTGAATTTCCTAAAATAGCTTTAGCTTTATGTGAAACTGTAATTCCAATAATACTATCATATGGATTTTTCAATAAATGATCTTGTAAAGCAAAACGGAGCATGGTAGTTTTACCATGCCCGGCTGCTCCCGTTATTCTCATTTCTCTATCTGGACCTTGAAGAAATGAAAGTATTTTGTTTTTCCCGATTTCTTGTGATTCTGTTAAAATCATTATGCGAAGTTTTTAATTTTGTTTTCTAACCAATCTAAAACTTTTGTATTCATTGCTTTCAAGCCATTATTAATAACAATACCTTGATTTGTATTCATCTGAATATCATTCAATGATTTCAAAGTATTTTTGTAATGTTCTAACAATAATTTATCTTTTAGAATAAGATTATCTTCTTTGTTTACTTCTTTTGAAACTACATCAATAGTAGAAACAACAACTTCAACAACTTTAGATTTTTTTACTTCTTCTAATTCTTTTGACATGATTTCAATTTCTGCATCTTTAACCTTTTTTGCAGTAATACATTTATCAAGTAAAAGTTGATATTGTTCTTCCGTTGAATTTATGTTCAAAGAAGTTATATCAACAATAGTTGAATAAGGCAATAATGTTCTCTCTCTTTGAGAGAAAATGGTTTGCTTATGCAATAGTTCAGACGCTTCTTTTTCTTTCGCTTTACGGTCATTAAAAGCTATTTCGCAAATGTTTTTAAAATTTGCATAATCTTGTTCAGATAAAACTCCTAAATCAATACCCATTAAATTAGCATCAAATTCTTTAAGTTCATCAAGTCTTTTAACTCTTAATGCTTCTTGCTCTTTTGCTAATTGAATTTGTTTATAATTTTCAATGTCCGCCAAAGTAGATTCCATTTGAGTTGATCTTGTTTCAATAACTTTAGCTAATGCGTCAATAAATCTACCGGCATTTAAATGATAATCTTTTAAAGATTTTCTAATCTTATCAGTTCCTGTTCTAACTTTTACAAGTTTCTTTCTTACTTCACTTGCTTGTTTAGCTGTTTCATCATTTAATTCTGAATTAATTAAATGTTCGTAAACTTTTACAAATCCTTCTAATTCCAATTTAGAAGTAACGAAATCTTTTTGAAGCAATGTGCTTTCTTCTTGTGAAAGTTTATATTCTTGTGGATTGATAACTAAATCTGTTGTGCTCATATCTTTATGAATTTTGGTTGTTTTTCAACCGTTGGTTTATACTTATTTTTATTTTTATTTATTTGCCCCTGAACATAATAGCCTGTAAAACCTGCTACTACTACAGTTTGAAATATTTGTCTCGTTATTTTTTTCTTAGCCCAGATAGTAACGACTCTACCTGCGGCAACCATTCCTATCCATAGATACATTATGATATAATTATTTTAGTGTTGTTATTATCATCATAATCTAATCTCATGGATATTCCAAAAAACTCTTTGGTTTCTTTTAAAACATTTTCTAAAAATGTTTCAAATTGTTCTTTGCTTAAACTTTCAAATGATATTTTGCAAAGCTCTGGTTCACCGGAATATGCCGTTGCTTGTAATTGCTCCGGTAAAAACTTTTCAAAATGCTTATGAACGTCTTTAAACTCATTTCCAGTATCTTCAGCTACTTTAATAACAATAGCATTGTAAAGATTCTTTTGCTTGTCTGTAATGTCATTATTATCTTCTTCTAAGTAAAGATTATAAACTTTACCATTATCAGTTATTTTCTGTAAAAAAGCATTTAATCTTTTTTCTTGAATACCATTTATAGGTCTTATTTCTTTTGATTCAATTATTACTTTAAACATAATTTTAAATTAAAGTTTTAATAAAAAAAGGGTGCAAGTAAATCTTACACCCTTACTCTTTTTTGGTTTACTGTCAATTAAAATTAAAATGGAAGATCATCAGGAACTGCATTCGGATTAAAAACATTTTCTGGTACATTTTGAAATCCTTGTGCTTGTTGCTGTGGAACAAATTGTGCTTGTGCAGTAGCTTGTTGAGCCGGAACAGCCTGTTGTTGATTTTGTACCGGTTGTTGAGGTTGTTGAGCTTGCTGTGTTTCTTGTGGAGCAGAAGAATCATTGTCGTTGTTCTTTTTAGAAACATATTTTGCAAATTGTCCACCTTTGCTCGCGTGAAGTTTACCTTCTTCAGACTTTTTAATTTTATCCTGCCACCATGGATAAATCCCTGCAAAATTTTCAGAATCAAATCCAAAACTGATATCAAACAATTGCAAATCATTTGTAAGTACAAATTCATTTTCACGACCGGCAATCATTTGCGGCATAAAGGGCATAACGTTTTCAATGTTGGCATAAGTTTTACCACCACTTTCATTATGTACTATATTTACAAGACATGGCTTACCTATATATTCTGACATGTCTATCGTTTCTGGTTTAGTTACATCGGCACCAAACCCATTTTTCAGAAATGATGCTAAAGTGCTTTTTTGGTTTTTAGCACTGTCCCAATAAATATTGTAACCCAATTCACGCCCTAATACATAAGGTGCTTTCTCTTTATCTTCTTTATAAAACAACGCTTTCTCTAATGGAAATTCAAAGCCTAAATAAATTTGTGGCTTATTTCCAAATTTTCCTTCTTGTGTTCCAAGATTTATAATTTGGAATAATATCGCAGAATGTAATCCGGCTGATAGCGGTTTTAAATCTGGATGTTTCTCTTTTTTACCTCCTGTTGATGGTGGTGTTGCGAATTTTTGTGATGATGTTGGATTCATTTTAATCTGTTTTTAATCTGTTATTAATCTGTTTATTAATTTTCTTCTTCTTTTTCATCTTCATCTTTTTTATATAGACTATTAAAATTTTTACCTCTCTTGATTATTAAGATAAAATATCTAAAGTCAAACTTCTTATATGCCAAATCCATAAAGCCATACATAAATTTTAAATACGATTCTAAAAAGATTTTTATCACATTTTCAATAATCTCATACTCTATGTTTAATATTTCTGAAACTTCTTTAATATGTGATTTAAAAACATCATTAGAATACACATCGTAATCTAACTTGTATTTCCAATTCTTTTTAAATTCAGTTAATGATTTAGATTTAAAAAGATTATTTTTAAATTCATTAACTGATGCATTATATCTTTTACTCACCTTTATAGATTTTCCTTGATTTCAAATCACTTGTAAATTTTGTTAAAAATTTAACTTTGATTTTATAATAATTTTGTTTTTCAAATGGTATTCCGTTCTGAGGATTAACATATTTTCTTCCTGGCATTATCTCTTTCCTCATAGAAAGAAAATCTTTTAACAAAATCTTTTTTCCGTCCAATACATCTCTTGCGAGAAGACTTACAAATTCATCGGTAATTTTTTTTACCAATTTCCTGTTTCTTATTTTAAGGCTTTTGTTTATTTCATCTATTATATCCATTTTTATATAAAGTTAAAGTTATTAAATAGTACAATATATAGAGTACCATTTGCAAATCTATAACTTTATTTTTATTAAACAATAATTTTAACTTTTAATTTCTAAGCTATGAATATCTATTATGTATTTAAAGTCATTCAGAGCTCCTTCTCTTTTCTTTGCAACAAAAAGTATTGTTTCAAATAATTCTTCAAGAGGAATTTCTAAACCCGGATTAGCAAGTTTCTTATAGTAACCTGGTCTATATAAAAAATATACATCATCTGCATCTTGTTCTATATTACCGGATTCTCTAAGATCTGAAAGTTTAGGTATAGGAATATCTCTTTTTTCCACTTCTCTTGATAATTGAGATAATGCAATTATTGGAATATTATACTTTATTGCAATTTGTTTCAGTGTTCCTGAAATGGCACCAATTTCTAAATCTCTTGTCCCATAATGTTTTTTAACTTTCATTAATTGGAGATAATCAATTAGTACCCATTTCAGTTTCCCTGAATTATACAGTTCATCTATTTTTTTTTCCATCACTTCCAATTGATTAACATAATCTTTCGGATCAAAAATTTGAAGATTTGATTTATCAAGTAATTCAGATTGAATCTTTATTCTCTCTATTTCATTATCAGTCAAATTTCCTTTCTTAATTCGATTATAATCAATACTTGTAAGTGCTGATATCAAATGCGATTTTACTTTAGATTTTGATACTTCTAAAGTAAAATAGGCTCCTGGTTCTTTTATTGCAAGTTTTAATGACAATGCTTTTAAAAGTAATGATTTACCCATGGATGGCCTTGCGGCAATGATTATTAAATCAGTTGGATATATACCATCATAATCTAAATCATATTTTTTAATTCCCGTTGGAATATAAACGGTAATTCCATTTCTATAATTTTCTACAATTTGATCTAATTCGGAATCATAATTATCATGATTCTTTCTTTTCAATCCTTGTGTCAAATCATTGAATAGATTATTATAACCATTTATAACATTGTCAGAAAACTCAAAAATATCTGGATATAGCTCAAAACTGAAATTTTGATTTCTAAGCTCTAAGCTATTCCAGTAATCCATTAATACATATTCTTTTAGTTTGAATACAAAGTTTTCAAAACTTACAATATCGGTTCCCACTTTCATTTGTATTATTTGCTCTAAATAATACACTAATAATTTTGAATCATTAATTAAATCAAGAGGCTTAATATCGTTAGTTAATTTCAAAAAATGAAGTTTAACTTTATCTTCAACATGAGGAATTATGTAATCTAAATTATCATCTTTTAGAGATAAAGCAATTTTAAATAAAACTTTATGCTCTTGTACTGAAAAATGAGATTCATTAAGATTTAGTTCTAATGCTTTAGATACGGCATCAACGTAGTAAAATATGTAAGCTATTACGTATTTTTCAATTTCTATTCTTCTTGAACTATCATAAATCATGTTAAATTAAATGTTTATTTTTTTTTAAAACATTTTGAAGGTTTTTATATTTCAAAATGTTTTCTTTAGAATCACCGGAAATTTCAACAATAAAATCAAATAACAATTGGATATCTTTTTCCTTTTGTCTTATTTTAGTTTTAAAGTCTAAAATATTTTTATTCAATTTATCATACGCTTCTTTTAAACCATACAATTTACCCATGTCAAATTGGTAATTATCGCGATCATCTTGATCAAAATTATTTTCGTTCATTAATCTTTCATATTCCAATATATTATAAAAATCATTAGTGTATTCTACATCATAATATTTAAATCTATTGTATATGATTTCTCTAACCTCATTAATTTGTTTATCAAGATCATTGATTAATTTTCGTTTAGAACCCATTTTAATAATATTATTTTTTTGTTAATTTCATTTGTGTACTTAATTACATCAGATTGATGTAACTCTTTGTTGGCCCTAATATTTTCTCTTTCGAGTTTTAATTCTTCAAGTTTGAATTTAATTTCTTCTTTTGTTTTCATTATAATGATGTTTGTAAAAGATTAAATGCTTTTTGCATTTTATTTTCAGAAGTCAAAAACAACGATTTAAAGCGACTACTTTCACTTGTGTAGTTCTTATGACTTAGATAGAAAGATATTCCATTAAACAAGCCGTATGCAGTTCCTACGATATTATCTTGACCAACTCCAATTTGGTAAGATTTCCAAACATCTTCTCTGATGTTTTTAATTCTTGTACTATCTTCTTTTTGGCTTTGGAAAACTTGTTCAATAAGTTTTTTAGCTACATTGTCAGAAATATATGTTTTATGCATTTTATTTAAAACAAGGCTCATGCTATCTACATACATATTTGTGATGCCTATAAGCTTATGAGCTTCTTTAATATTATGTTTTGCATTTGCTGTATGGCGAATACTTATTTTATTTTTAAGTCCATGCAATGCTGCATTAAGAGTATTGTTACAAACAACCCGAATTGGTGTAATTCCTGCAACAATGGAGCCGGATCCATCATGTGATGATGTAAGAAGAATATACACTTCTGTTGGATCATCAATTCCTTTAATATCTATGTGATGTGGCATTTTTGCTGTAAGGAATATACGTTCTCCTAATCCAAGAGCTCCGGCTGTTTCAAAAATAGCATCTTCTTCGGTATCAATAACATTGTCAAAAAATGAAAATACATCTTTATTTTGAACGATGTGATATCTCTTTTGAACTACGCCTAACACATCACCGGTATCTGTTCGCATTGTTGCAAAATGCTCTTGAAGTCTTTTAGGATTTAATACTAATTCGCTTTGTAATGGTGAATCGTATTTATCAATAAATAAAGATTTTAATTTTACTTCAAAATCTAAATGCGCTAATTCAATAGCTTCTGCAGCTGTTTGTGCTCCTGTAACTATTTGTCCTAAATTGTGCCATGCTTTTTCTGTTGAGAAAAAACTAAATTCTTTTTTGCTTTCGTTAAAATTTAAATTGTGTGCCATTGTTTAATATTTATTTATTTTCGTTAATAATAATTTATATTTATTTTATGGATTTTTTATTATTTCTGATTTATCAAATCCTTCTAATAATTCATCTACAGATAAATATCCTACTCCTATAAAATAAGAACTTTTATTTTCATCATCAATAGTCCAATTATATTGAAATCTTAACATTACAAATCCTTTTTTTGAAATTTTAAAATTATTAAATTTAGAAAATCCTTTGATATGTTTAGATAATATTTCTGTCATTTCATTAAAAGCATTCCAATGATTTTCATCCCATTTTGATTTATCAGGATATTCATATCCTTCGTTTTGAAATGTTAATAATGGATAGTTTTTTTGAATTTCCATAATTCTATCATACTGTTCTTGTGTTATTAATGTGATTGTCATAATTTGTTTAAGTTAAGTCTATTTCTGAAAATTTAATATTATTTTCAATGCAGAATTCTCTTGTATTAAATCGTAAATTCGGCATTCCAATAAGCTTTGCAAATTCTTTTAAATAAATTGTTTTACCATTATAGAAACATTTATAAAATAATCCTGTTTTATAATGTACTATTACAGATTCTATCCATAATAAATCTATTTTAGAGTTAAGTTCTTTTTTTTTATAGTAAATCATTACATGATTTTATAAATAATGAAACTTCGTTTTCAAGACTTTCTCCGGCTTCAA